TACCACAATGGATCCTTTGGGTAATATTTCTTTTGAGGTGATGACGTGTTTATCTTCATCTCTCATATGAGGATCATAAGACCTCGTATCAAATTGAAGTTCACCACCAGTATATTCAGAACCATCAGTTAACTGACAAGTTACAGAAAGCTTTCTAATCATTCCATGTTCAGGAGAATCAGGTTTATTATAAGGCACATCCCATGAATCACAATGCCAATCATAATATTGATTCAATTTATATTTTGTAAATTGACATGATTCTGATCTTATCCAATCAAAATTCCAACCTGCATTTTTATTAGCTTGATGGACATAAGGATGAATTTCTTTATAAATCCAAGTATCATTGAGCCAGACTAAATCTGATTTTCTTTTTCTTTGCATATTTAAAACTTGATCTTCTGATAATTCTTTGTCACCAAATCCACCAGTTCGTGCCATAGTCTCATCTTTAGATAATGCATATTTGATAATATCATCACATATTCTTGGCGGTATGGCAGACTTAAAAGCCCAGTAATAATTAGATAAATTCATAAGTAATGGTTTGTATAAAGTTTAATGCGTCTGATTTGTTTTCAGATATCATGTACATTTGAGTGGATGGAAACATGACAAAAGTATTGTTGTTAAGTGGAATATCCCAACTTCTTCCTTTTCTTCTATTGTCATCAAAATATATTCTTACAAAACAAGAATCTTTTGCAATTTTAACTCCATATAAAAACACATAGTCTGGAGAGTTTCTTAAATCGACTGGATCTATTTGTAATAAGGGATCAGATTTTTCTTTAGGTTTATAAATATTTCCCCAAGTCTTTTTGTTAATTAAACTAAAACCATATTCTAAATTAACATGGTCTCTCATGTACGTATTCAACATGTCCCATTGTTTTGAGAATGGAAATTCTTTGTTAAATAAATTTTGAGTTAAAATATCTTGCGCAAGTTTTTCTCTATCAATATCCCAATACTTTGGCATATCAATCGTGCCGTGATACAAACCTATTTCTGACAGTACTTTCTTTTGCATACCTAGCGGTATGTAATCTTATATCAATGATTTGTCAAGAATTAAGCTTTAGAATCTACTAAGTCCCAAGATTGACCTTCTTCATTCCAAGTGTAACCCCATCCATGAGTTCCAGCTTCATTTTGATCTTGTTGTTCTTGAGTAAGTGCTGGCGCATCTCCAATTGGTGATTGCCATCTAGCTTCTGATGTATTTTTGACCCATGATGCATATGGTTTTTTAGGCCAGAAGATTTCATTGTCTTCATCCCAAGTATAACCAATGCCTGCATAGTTTCCTCTAAATGGAGTTCCTCCACCTGAGTGTTGATTGCCTGAAGTGTTGTAAGACGTTTGAATCCACATTTGTGCTGGCCAGTTATTATGCCTTTCCAAATATTGTTGACCTACTGCTTCGTCTTCTACTCCATCAGCGTTAAGCATATCAGAATTATTCAAGGTTAGAACTTGAATGACTTTTCCGTTTGCTCCTAGTTTTGCAAAATGTGCCATAATGTTTCTCCTTATATGTTATTTGTTAAAGTTTGTAAATACACATTTATTATTGATATTTATATCTAATAATAACAACTCCTGAACCACCTGCTCCGCCAGGTTGTGTTTGGCATCCTGATGGCCCATTTCCACCTGCACCACCTCCTCCTCCAGTATTAGCTGTCCCTGCAATACCTGGATTATAACTTCTAGCGTCTCCACCTCCACCAGTTCCTCCAGTTCCACTACCTGGTCCTGCTGTGCTAGGAGGACTATAAACAGATCCACCACCTCCACCAGAGTATGCTGTTGGTGATCCTGAAATACTTGTCGTAGCTCCATTTCCGCCTGGTCCTCCTGTTGTTGAAGTTCCATTACCTCCTACCACTAAAGCACCGCCGCCTCCTCCAGAACCTATTCCTGGAAAAGAATTGCTTGAGGATCCACCATCATTTCCTTGAGGTGGGCTAACAGGAGGTGTATTTCCACTACCAAATCCTCCTGTAGGAAACAGCCAAGTTGAACCTCCACCAGATCCACCGTTTCCTCCTGCTGTACCAGCAGGGGGACGACCAGAACCACCACCACCTCCACCTGTTGATGTAATAGTTGAAAAAATTGAATCAGAACCATCAACAGCCTTAGTTGAAGCAGGTCCAGTAGCACCACCACCACCAACTGTAATTGGATAAGCTGTTATACTTACAGGTATGGAAGTAGAAGCTGCTAAAGGGGAAGCTGTATAACAACCAGATGTTGTTGAACAATAAGATTCTCTGTAACCACCTGCACCGCCTCCGCCTGCTCCGCCATTTGTACCATCAACACTAGCTCCTCCGCCGCCGCCAGCGACTACTAAATAATCTACGACAGCTAAAGGACCTGATCCAGCAGAAACGCAAAATGTACCTGGGCCTGTAAAGGTGTGAATTTTGTAATCTCCGCAACATGTTACTGTTCCTCCTGTCGCTGTAATAAAAGTTGCAGCTTCAGCAATATCACTTGCCTTGGAAGCATCTGTAAGAACCCAGCCACGCGTTGCGTCGACGTAGATGAACTCACCTGAAGCACCTTCTATATTAATTAGATAATCATTTGATGATCCGTTTATATTATTTCCATTTGGATTAATTGTTATTATATTAGTATCTGCTGTGTTTGCGTAATCCTTTATTCCAATTACATCACCTGCTGTTGGAGAGGCTGGAAAAGTAACCGTGATTGCTCCTGAAGTTGTGTTTACAAAATAACCTTTATTAGATTCCGCTGTGAAAGCTGTTGTCTTTGCAGTTGTGTCCCATTCAATAACACCTTGTAATCCTGTGATTGTTCCTGTTGTGTTATTAATTGTTCCACCAGATATTCCTGCTGTAGAAATGGTTCCTGCATTAGTGACTGTTGCACCGCAGGCAATAGAAACTGTATCTCCACTATCTCCGATAGTTTGAGTTGTCCCTTTTCTTGGACTAATTTTGTTTGTCTTAATTTCACTCATTACTGATACTTGTAACGGATTATAACAATCCCTGATCCACCTGAACCTCCACAAGAACCAGGATTAGAACTACCACCTCCACCACCACTACCAGTGTTAGTTGACCCGTTTCCTCCATTTGCATTTGGAGTATCAGCAGCACCTGCTCCACCTCCACCTGAACCCCCAGGTCCTGGAGAGTATGATTGACAAAATACAGAAGATCCTCCACCTGCTGCACCACCTCCACCTGCTCTTGTAGTTGGCGTTGCGTTAATACTTGATGTAGCACCATTTCCTCCACTTCCACCAACAGCTCCAGTACCACATCCACCAACAGCTCCAGCACCACCTCCACCTGAACCAGTATAACCTGGAGAGCCAGTTGCTGCACCACCTCCGTCATTACCTTGAGGTGGACTTGTTGGAGGTGTATTTCCTAAACCTGCTCCACCACTATAAGAACTTCCTCCACCTGAACCACCAGGTACTCCAGCATCATTGCCTTCTGCACCCCCTCCACCGCCACCTGTTGATGTAATTGTTGAAAAAGTGGAAGGATTACCAGATGTACCTTTAACACCACATGAACCAGGACCACCAGCTCCTCCACTACCGACTGTAATTGGATAAGCTGTTGCTGTAACGGGTAAAGCTGCGACACAGGCACCTAATGGAGAAACAGTATAACAACCTGATACTGTTCCAGAAGATTCTCTGTAACCTCCAGCTCCACCTCCTCCTGCATAATCTGAGCCACCCCCTCCACCGCCAGCGATAACTAAATAATCTACTGATGATGAACCTAAAGGATTTCCTGCACATGTAACTGTAAAAGTACCTGGTCCTGTGAACGTATGAATTTTGTAATCCCCACAACACGTTACTGTCCCGCCTGTTGCTGTTATAAATTGTTGATTTTGTAAATCTCCTGGAATTGATGAAGCTGTTGTTAACCAACCTTGAGTTCCATCTACATAAATAAATGTAACGGCTGCTCCTTCAGTATTAATTATAAAATCATTCGCAGTCCCTTGTATGTTAGACCCGTTTCTATCAATAGTAATATTATTAGTATCTGCCGTGTTGGCATAATCTTTAATTCCGACTAAATCACCCGCAGTTGGAGTTGCAGGAAGTGTGACTGTGATTGCACCTGAAGTGGTGTTAACAAAATATCCGTTTCCAGCTACGGCTGTGAATCCTGCAGTTTTTGCTGTCGTGTCCCAGTTAACTTGATTATCAATGGTCCCTGTAATGGTTCCACCTGATATGGTTCCTGTATTTGTGATGGTTCCTGAATTGGTAATTGAGCCTGCGTTCGATAAGGTTACACCACATGGAATGGCAAGTGTATCTCCACTGTCGCCCAGTGTGACTGTGCCACAATTTGTTGTCGGGGTAATTTTGTTAACTTTAACTTCACTCATGTTACTCCACTATTGATACTTATACCTTATAATCACGATTCCGCTACCGCCTGA